GCTTGGTTCTCTCCAGCAGGTTTCAACCGTGGACAGAGTCGCAACATCGTAAAACTTGCTTACAACCCACGCAAGGCTCATAGAGATAACCTCTATAAGAACAACCTTAACCCAGTAGTTGCCTTCCCAGGCGAGGGTACAATCCTCTTCGGGGACAAGACTATGCAGAGAAAGCCAAGTGCGTTTGATAGAATCAACGTGCGCCGACTCTTCATCGTCCTTGAGAAAGCAATTGCAACTGCCGCTAAGTACCAACTCTTCGAATTCAACGATGAGTTTACCCGTTCCAACTTCGTAAATATGGTAGAACCATTCCTACGAGATGTTCAGGGACGAAGAGGTATTTACGACTTCCGTGTTGTATGTGACGAGACTAACAATACTGGTGAAGTAATCGACCGCAACGAATTCGTTGCAGACATCTTCATCAAGCCTGCTCGTTCAATCAACTTCATTCAACTCAACTTCGTAGCAGTCCGAACAGGTGTTGACTTCTCTGAAGTCGCAGGGGCGTAATTAAAGAAATCTTGGTATTTGGTGGGGTGGGTTCGCTCGCCCCACCTAAATACTACTAAAGGAGATATCACAGATGTTAAACGAATTCAAATCATCAGCACTTCAAAATGGTGGAGCAAGAGGAAACCTCTTTGAAGTAGAAGGTGCAATCGGAAACAATGCCGATGGTGGACTTCTTAAGTTTATGTGTAAATCAGCATCAATCCCTGCTTCAGAGATTGGTGAAATCGTAGTTCCTTGGCGTGGCCGTCAGTTCAAGATGCCAGGCGATAGAACATTCGGCGATTGGGAACTAACCATCCTCGAAGACGCAGAACACAATCTCAGAGACAAGTTCGAACAGTGGAACCAAACATTCCAACATCACTTCGATAATGTTACTGAAATTGGAAGTATCAACACTCCTCTCTTTCAAGACTGGAAAATTCACTGGTTAGACAGAGAAGGAAATCGTAAGAGAACTTATAACTTCGTCGGATGTTGGCCTAAGACCATAGGTGCAATCGAAGTCGCTTTTGATAATAACGACAATCTTGCTGAATTCCCAGTAACAATGTCATACCAGTGGTGGACTTCGCCTGCAACAGACGGTTGAGTCTAACATACAATAGTAAAAGGATATATTATGCCAGTTGACTTTTTTGGATTTACTATTGGGAGAAAGAAAGACGCGGGTAAGGTTGGTCTTGAATCAACTATCCGTCGGCCTGTTTCTTTTGTCCCACCTGATTTTGATGATGGTGCTACTACTATTGAATCTGGTAATTTCTTTGGTCAGTACGTCGATTTTGATGGAAACATTAAGAACGACATTGAACTTATTAAGAAATACAGAGAGATGTCTCTTCACGCTGAAGTAGACGCCGCAATTGACGATATCGTAAATGAAGCAATTGTTCAAGACGATATCAAGAAAACAGTAGAGATGGATTTGGAACACGTTGATTTGCCAGATTCCGTCAAGGCTAAGATGCAAGACGAGTTTGGACACATTCTAAAACTGCTACACTTTAGTGTTCGAGGATACGAAATGTTCCGTAAATGGTACATTGATGGTAAAGCCTATTACCATATCGTAATCGATGACAAGAAAGAGAAGCAAGGAATTAAAGAACTTCGTCCTATTGATTCTACTTCAATTCGCAAGATTCGAAAAATTGATAAAGAAACAAATGATGATGGCGTTAAAGTCATCACGGATGTACAAGAATTCTTTGTATATACCGAACAAGAAAGAGATGACAGACTTGGATTTGCAGATGGCGCTCAGGAGGGGATTAAGATTCATCCTGACTCTATCATCTATGTACACTCTGGAATGTTCGACGTAGACAAAAGAAGAGTATACGGAAATCTTCATAAGTGCATTAAACCACTTAATCAACTTCGAATGATAGAAGATGCGGTGGTGATTTACAGAATCTCTCGCGCCCCCGAGCGCCGCATCTTCTACATCGATGTTGGTTCACTTCCGAAGAATAAAGCAGAACAATATCTTCGTGATATTATGAATCGCTATCGAAACAAACTAGTTTACGATGTAAACACTGGTGAGATTCGTGATGACAAAAAGCATATGTCAATGCTTGAAGACTTCTGGTTGCCTCGTCGAGAAGGCGGTCGTGGTACAGAAATCGATACCCTATCTGGTGGTGAAAACCTCGGAGAGATGGAAGATGTCGAATACTTCAAGAAGAAACTATATCGTGCATTGAATGTTCCAATTAGCCGACTTGAATCTGACAACGGATTCAATATGGGTCGTTCTTCGGAAATCAATCGTGATGAACTTAAGTTCTTCAAATTCATTGAGAAACAGCGACAGAAGTTCTCCGAATTGTTTATGCAAGCAATGAGAGTACAACTGGTTCTTAAAGGAATTATGAGTGAAGAAGACTGGCAAAAGATTAAGGACGATGTTCAATTCGACTTTGCTAGAGATTCATACTTTACCGAACTCAAGAACAACGAAATTCTCACAGAGAGAATGAGCCTACTTTCTTCTATGGATGAACACATCGGTAAGTACTATTCTATCGATTGGATTCGTAAGCATATCCTTCATCAATCTGAAGAAGAAATTAAGGAAATGGACAATGAGATTCAGAATGAAAGAGAAAAAGGACTAATCACAACAGGTAATAGCGAGGAATACTATTGATGGCTAAGAACTTCAAAAAATTCATCAATGAAGCAGAAAAAAAGGCACCTGCTGCCGCACCAGCAGAACCTACTGCCGACTCTCCCGAGATTGCACTCGACCCAACATTAGATAAGGAAATCTATTTGGATTCCTTTGATGTGGGTGGTAGTGAAGTTACTATCAAGTCGATTGGACTTGGAGCAACTAAACCAGTAGTGGTTTATGTTGATGGTAAGCGTTGGGAAGTCTTTCCAGGTCCTAGAATCGCAAAACGTGAAGCAAGACGGTATGCTAAGAAAATGGCAACCAAAATGGAAAGTGTTGATGAGGATTTTGAAAATCTTCTAGCAGAAGCAAATATTCATAATAAGTCAGAAGTTCAAAAGTGGGTCAACAAAAATAAAAGAAAGTTCGACAATAGTACAGAGGCTGCTTTTGCAGTTGCAGATGAATTTGGTATGGATGACGAACTCGAAGATGATAAACACTGGCTCTGGGGTATGCTTAAGAAGGTATACAAGGAGTCATTCGATTTAGATTTGTTTGTTGACAAACTAATCGATGGAACAAAAGTTGATATTGATGAAAAAACGGCTCAAAGAGTTAAACTTGTTTACGACCACTTAGATGAGTCGAATAAGAGCAAGTTCAGAGAGGCGTTTATTATAAATAAAGAAAATCATAACAAGGTTATGAAATTCGTAGAAGAACAAACTAAAGGAATTTAATATGCCATACAGTGAATCAGAACCTATTACAGTCAAAGATGTAATCGACCAAATCAATTCGAAGAATCTAGACGGTGCAAGAGACGGTATCAAAGATAATCTTTACAAGAAATCTGCTGAAGCAATGGCAGATAAGAAGGTAGAAATTGCAAAGAGTATTGGAAAACCAAAAGGTGAAGAACCTGCTCCTTCAATTGAAGGTGGATTTGACGTAACCGCAGATGTGGTTGATTTAACTCCTGACTCTTCCTCTGGCATCGATGTAGTCGATTTCGAAACAACAGAACCAACAACTAGCGAGGAATGATATGAGACTCATAACAGAGACAACCGAAGACGTAAAAGTTATTGTCGAATCAAATGAAGAAACTGGCAAGAAAAGTCACTTCATTGAAGGTATCTTTATGCAATCTGAGCAGAAGAACCGAAACGGCAGAATGTATCCTAAGAACACTCTTATGAAGGAAGTTTCTCGTTATACCAAAGAACTAGTTGAAGGAAAGAGAGCAATGGGAGAACTCGGACATCCCGAAGGACCAACTCTCAACCTTGAAAGAGTTTCACATATTATCACAGAACTTAAAGAAGATGGCGATAACGTCATCGGAAAAGCAAAGATTTTAGATACCCCCTATGGGAATATTGTAAAAAACCTTATCGATGAAGGCGCACAACTCGGTGTATCTTCACGCGGTATGGGTTCTCTAAAGAAGAACGATGATGGCGTAAATGAAGTCCAAGAGGACTTTATGTTGGCTGCTGTTGACATCGTTGCAGACCCTTCTGCACCAGATGCCTTTGTAAATGGCGTTATGGAAGGTAAGGAATGGGTATGGGAAAATGGCATTCTTCAGCCTAGAGTCATTGAAGAGTATAAACAATTCATCTTATCTGCTAAAGATAGGAAAAACATCGAAGAAGCCAAACTAATCGTATTCAAACATTTCTTGTCTAATTTTTGAAAAATATACATATAGTAGCATTTAACACAGTCAAAGGAGATTTCCTATGTCCGACAAAGACATCCTAGAAGTAGCAAAGAACATTCTTGAGAGTGA